GCTATCGTCCCTGACCACAGTATTCTTTAGGTCTGGGTGTGTGTTTGTTATAGGACTTTTTTGCGTTTCCTGCTTTTCTTTTACCAAAAGAAGTTTTATTATTGGAAGTGCTCGTTCCCGGTTTTGCCATCGTTAACTTAAGTTTTTAATTTTTTTATAAGCTTCAGCAACCTGTTTTTTTAATTTGTCAATTGATTTTTTAGTGTGTGATTTGGCTTCGTAATAAGGTCCATTAGGAAATTCTTCTTTTAATCTTGAAGAATACTCTAATACTTTATTTGCTTCGGCCAACTTTTTTCTCACTAACTTAATAGCTTCGTGGTATTGTTGATTTTCGTCCCTTGTTCTAGTTTCTTTTTTAAATCTAGAGTAGTTTTCGTTTATCATTTTTCCTTCCCACAAGTCCTTATAAATAAATCCGCCCTTTGTTGGTCTATTTGGAATTGAAGGAGCTTCCTTCCAACCCCACTTATCTTTTACGTAATTCTTTGCTTTACCAGCGGCCAATTTAGGTTCAACGTCCTTTTGATCTTTTGTCTTTTTTTCTTGAACAGTGGTTTGAGTTCCTTGGTATCTTTGAGAGTAATCCTTTGATTCTTTCTTTGATTTTTTTGCGTAAGGCGCTGCGTATTTTTTCTTAGGAACGTCCAATCCTGGTGCATATTGCTCTCCTGTACCAGAAGAAAAACTTGCTCCCGTGCCTGTTGCGGATCCACCTCCGTCTTCTTTCAAAGATCCTTGCTTCGGTTCGTACCTTAAATAAGCGTCAGGTCTCATTTCGTTTTTAATCTCTATGTAGTCCATGGGCTTACGAATGTATTGGGAAGCTTGATCTACAAATGCATCAAAATCTTCGTTCTTCATTACGTAATAGCTACTTCCAGATCCGTCTATTGGCTTAAATTTCTTTTGATAATCGTTATTGAGTAGAGTAACAAGACCTTCGTTGCTCAATGAAAAAACAACATCTGGGTGTTCGTCTTCCATTAGCATTTTTTGTGCCGAGAATTGAACTGAGAATGGTTTTTTCATTACTTAATGGATTTTAATTCGTCTATTAGATCGTAATATTGTAATATTCCCGACACAATTTCGTCTTTAACTCCTATGTTGTCTTTTATTGGAGATATTAATTTAATAACTTCGTTCAATTTTATGGCAACTACTGGACTTTCGACTGTTTTTGATAAATTTGTAAGTTCTTTTTTAATCGAAGATAATCTTTTGTTTAAAGATTCTTTTAAAGTTTGAGTATCAGATATGCTTGCTATGTATTCTTTTAAAACTGCTTTTTGTTTTATAGAAAGGGTACCGTATTTGTCGTTAAATTTCTCGACTAAAATTTTGTAAGTCATCAATCTAATCTCTTTGTCCTCTTTCATTAGCTCTTCAACTAAAGAAGTGGGAACTTTCTTATTCTTAATGTCTTCTTTACTAATTCTCTCTAAAAGATTAATTTTATTCGCGATGATTTGTTTTGTGTCGCTCTGTGATGAATGTTGAGATTCAAACAACGTGTATATGGAAGCGTAAGATTTGTAATTTTCTACTTTAGCCTTAAAAAAGTCTTCTAACTTGTAACTTTTCTTGATCTCTTTGATCAAATTGTATTTGAGTCTATTTGTAGTCTCAAAATCTATCTTTTTATATTGATCTATAACAGTGGAAATTAATATTTCCGCTTTAGCTTCAGTCAATTTTTTGCTCGTAACTAAAGTGTTATACAAGTTATATTCTTTACCAAGGTCTGTATTGGTGAAATATTTTTTAAGTATTTTTACCGCTTTGGAATCTTTATTTTCTAAAAGGTCTGCTGTTGTTTGTCTAACCAGCAATTCAAAAAGAATTCCAGTGTTGCGGTATTTACTGTGTTTTACTCCCATAGTGTGTGTAAATAGGCTACCAATAAATATGTTATTATTTTTCTGAGTCTTCTATTATATTTCTTTCGTCAAGGGTCACTGATTCAAACAACTTCGTCTTTCTTTCTGGAAACATTTTCTTTAAGGATCCTTGGTACTTTACGAATAGGGCTTTTGTCTCTGCTGTATTTTCCAAATTCAAAGGTCCTCCCTTAAATTTAGGTTTGAAACTGTCCTCTCCTGTTTCTGCACTAGCTTTAAGGTCGTACGATCCCAATCTATCACGGCCGAATGGAGAATCATCAGTGGCATAAGTAGACTTGTATTTTTGTGGTCTTCCAGGTACTTTAGTTGGTCTATTTGGATCAAGTTCATTGTATCCAGAAGGCACATTTAAGCTGCCATCTTGTTTTCCTCCGTAAAGACTTGCCAATTGGTGAGGCGTACCAAATGCTTGGCCAGTTTCAACTGGATCGTTTCCTTCCTCTTGAATTTGTTTGTATCTGAACTTACGTTTTTGATCTTCTATGATCATGTCTTCCATCTCACTAAATTCGTCTTCAGAAATGTGGAATACATTTTTCCAAATGTAATCCCTAGGTAAGCTTGCGGCTTCAGAAGCTTGATTGATCAAGTCAACTTTCTCTTTCAACATGGACAATCTTTCTTGTTCGTATATGATAGAAGGTCCAGTAAGACTCAATTGGAAGTTTGCCATGGATTCGTCAGTGTATCCATTAGCGTACAAGTGAACTAACGCAATCTTTTTAAGCTCTGATACTATAATTCTTTGAATTCTTTCTATTGTTCTTGCAAAACGAATGTCCTCAGCGGCTAAAGTTGCTTTACCTGTTAAGTCCTTTTCGTATCCCATGAAAGCTTTAGGAATCTTTAAAGCAGCGAATACTTTTTCTCTAAAGTATTGTACGTCTTCAATACCGTTATAAGTCAATCCTGGAATTGTATCGATTCTTGTAGTATCTCCGTTTCCTCTGAATGGAATAAAATAGTCCTCTAACATGTTCTGTACGTTGTACATCATGTTGTATTGACCGGTTTGAGGATCCACTAAAGGGGTCTTCTTCATTTTATTCATCATTCTCTGAACGTAGTTCTCAACCTCTGCAGGAGGAATTGCGCCAACGTTAACATAATAAGCTCTTTTGTCAGGGGCTCTCACAATTCTGTGAATTAACATCGCGTCTTCGATCAAAGTATATTGCTTGAATAATTTTCTTGCATTTTCTAAATAAGATTTTCCGTAAGGTAGATAATTTACGTCTCCAGTAAATCTAAAGTGAGCCATTTCGTAGTTATCGAACCAAATTCCTGGATCTTGGTTATTGTACGCTGAAGTGTAACCTGTGGTTGCTCCTAGCGCAGCATTGGGATCGAACTTAAATCTTACCTCGTTTGGATTGTGGGGATTGAAACCTTCCTGTCTAACGATGTTGTAAGCAGAAAAAGGAACTACGTTGTAAATTCCAAAGTTCTCAGATATTTCCATTTTTAAATAGAAGTCACCGTACTTACACATGTTTCTAACCCAACCCCAAAGATTGAATTCTATGTTTAACACAGAATAAAATAATTGCTCCAATAAATTTTGTATATTTTCGTCAGCCGAAGTTATGTGTAATAATGTACCGTATTCGTCTTTTAAAGTACACTCATCGGCAATAATGTCCAATGCTGAAGAGATGATCGCATCAGTATCCATCGCATCGTAATCAGCGTATATTTGTACACGAGCAGATTGGTAGTTTTGCGCTAAGTTTAAATTAACGCCGTAAGCAGTCGATGTAGTGTATACTTTATGGAACCTATCTATCAAAGAATTGGTCTGTATAACACCGTTAGTTTGAATGTTGTCAGGATCCATTACAGTAAGACTACTACCGCCTTTGGATCCAGTATTTCTTATGATCACATCGGTAGAGAATAATCTCCTAAGCGATGCGAATATGTTATCTTTTTTAATTTCTGCTTGCGCCATAATATTTTTTTATTTTATCCTAATAACCAAGTTAGATCTTGTACGTAATCTCCGCCTGGGGCAGATACGTTCATGTTCCAAGGATTTTGCGTGTTTGTACTATTAGAATTATAGAATCCCATGTCAGACGAACTCTTACCTATGTTATTCATTACAGATACTGTCAAACTGTCAGCAGCTTTTTTGTATCTAACCGAAGTCTCTCTTAAAAACATCGCAATCGCAAAGGACATTACTAAGTCATCGTTGTAACCCTGCATGGCCTGTTGCTTACCGTTCTTCCATATAAATACTCTTAACTCGTCCAATAATCTTATTGATCTAAAAACCACCTGTTTATTTTCTATGAAATCGCGCATCTTCTCTATGACGTTAAGTCTTATCTTAGTCGCCATAGTAAAACCTGGAACTAACGTGTTATTTCCGTTGTGAACAGATAGGTAAGTTTGAAAGTCAGCGCTGTTATCAGCTCTATGACTGTAGTGCATGTTGTTGTATCCACTTTCTAGTACAGATTGAATTACGTCCCATCCGATATTGGCGTTTTCTATCACTAATAGCGCTCGATTGTATTTGGTGGCAATTGAAATCAACTCGTTGGCAAAGTATCTAGTGTCCACTTGGGCTTTGTATTCTGCAACTTGCGTTAAAGTGTCTACGTCTATCACGTGATACGCAGAATAGTCCATCCCGTCTCCTCTGGCAACGTCGGCAACCACCATGTAATATCTCATAGGATCTGGATATTCCCACACCCATAGAGCTCTGTCGAGTCCCTCTCTATTAAGGGGTTCTTTTATGCAATTATCAGCGTACCAAGTCAATATTTCTGGTTCTATGACAGTGTTACCCGAAGTTGCGAAATCGCAATCACACTCTTGTGCCGCCATTCTTACCCCAAGATCAACGTCCTGTTGCTTTCTCCATTCTATGTCCCTTTCAGGGTGTACAGTCCAAGGCAAAGATATGGGTAAAAAATTATTTTCTTGCTTTTGGGCTTTAGTGTAAGTGTTGTGAAACCAGTTACCAACACCGTTAGGAGTAGATAGCGCTATACAACCACCCCCTGTGGCCAAGGTCATTTTAGCGGCTGTGTAAATTGTTTCAATGTTATCAATGAATGCGGCCTCATCTATTACTAATAAAGATACAGCTTCAGAACGGCCTGCGTCTCCAGCTGCGGATACAGCTTTAATTTGAGAACCGTTGGTCAATTTAAGACTGAGTTGGTTATTTGACACGGACTTCGTAATTTTTCTCATCCATTCAGGTAAATTATCGTAAGCGAATCTTACTTTGGTTACCATGTTTTTGGCTGTGTCCTGTTTGGTTGCGATTACAAGTACG